AACATTATTTATATTAAAGATTTATTAAGTAAAATTCAATAAAATAAAATGATTTTTGTCTAAAAAAAACTTGCAAAAAAACATTTTATAACCGACAATCATAAAAAATGATTATAAAAAAAGCCCCCCTGATTAAAGAAAGGCTTTTTAAATGGTAGGTAAGCAATTAAACAAAAAAACACCCTGATTATAAAGGATGCTAATTTAAAAGTATAAAATAATATATAAGACTTGAAAAATTATATATAAATTAATAAATAAGACTAAAATAAGTCATATTTAAGTTAAAACAAATAATCATACATAAAACAATGTATAATTATCATCATACATAAGACTAAAACACATCATATATAAGACAAGGTTAGATTAACAATTATGTTTCACGATGTCAACAAAATAAATAATACGCTTCTTGACCCCAGTTTTACTGGGATTAAAACAGAATTGGGAACAATTAATGTTACCCAAAGTGCATTTTATTCACGACTTATTTTTGAAACTTATCGCGTTGAAAAAGAATGGATACAAATACCCCGTGGTTATATGGGTAAAGTTATTCGACGCTCAAAATGTACTGTATCCCGTTGCGTCGTTTTCTTTGAAAAATTAGGCATTATTGATGTTAAACGTAACATCTCAAGCGACGGTGAACATTTCAAAACAACCACCTATTTAAGAGTAAATATTGAAATTGCAAAAAAGTATTTTGGCGACCATTTTACGGGCCTAAATAGCAATAGTGTACGGGCATATTTCTTAAAAAAAGTTAAAGAAAAAATGACTTCAATGAGAGACGCATTTTGCGCTTTTTCTACCAATGAAACATTTATTAATAATGATATTAAAAAGGAAAAAATTTCAGAATCGGTAAAACAGTCGTTGAATAGCGTAAAAAATGCATTTGAACAGACAGCCAAATGTTTTAAAAATTCGTTAAATGCGTTTACAACCAATAAAAGTCCATACGGAGAGAATTTAATGAATGATGATACACAATGCCAAAAAAATGAAAATTGCGCTGTAGATAGCCTTAATGACCAAGAAAACGATATTAAAACAGATAAAAGAGGGTCTGATCCGCATTATTTTGATAAAATGATTCTTACATGTCCAATTGAATGGGTTCAAATTGCAAAAGAGGAAGGCATGCGAGAAAAATATATAGAAGAAGATTTTCAAGATTTTAGGGAATACTGGTTAAACTGTGGTAAGACAAAGAATGCACGAAAATCAAATTGGTCTCGAACCTGGCGTAATCGCATTCGTGATGTGGTTAATAATTATCGTACAGCATATAAACGCGAAGATGTGATCATTGATCGGGGCAATGATAATTTTGTATCTGCCCATGCAAAAATAGAAAAACCAGCTTACAATGGTTATCAAAATAATTACGCAAAAAAATATGAACCTAAAGCGGTTGAAACACGTATACAGCTTAATTTAGCAAATATTGATTTTGATGCATTATTAATTCATAAGCAAATTATTAAAAAAATGGGTGAAGCTTGGTATATATCGTGGATTCAAGAAATGAATACGTTTATTTTTCAAGAAGAAGGTGCTTATTTTATCAAAAGTAAAAGTAGTTTTATTGAATCCAAATTAAAAGAAAATACGATTTTTAACCAATTAATGCGTGAATTGGATATACTATATAAATAACTTAATATTTTTTTGTAATTTAACCATGATAAAAATTATATGTTTTCTTTATGTTTTTTGCTCATTATGCTGTGCTTCAATTACAGGCTATAATATGGGGGCAAATTTCAAATTAAATCATAGGCAGCAAGATGTTCAAAAAAAAATTTCGGGTTTGTATATTGACACTTTAAAAAATTATTATAAAAATTGGTATGATGGTTATGAACTAACATTAAACTTTGGTTCTAAAAGCAAAATTTATAAATTTAATAAACGCAAAGATTCAATTTTAATTTTACAAGAAAATTATAGTATACGGGGTCCATATTTAGAAGTTGAAGAAAAATATGGTCAATTAAAATATATTTATGATGATAAAAAATTATATGACATGGGTATAAATAAAAAAATTGGTTATTTTTTTGATCCACTTTTTGTTTATGGAAAATGTGGATTTATGTATGAACCTCATTTAATTAAAAATACTATTGTTTTTAACAAATTAACTGTAAACAGAAACATTGCTGATTGGTATCATTATTTTGAATTTAACGATAAAACAACAGAATATTTTTATAATGAAAAATATTGTGTTTTTCATGTTTTCAGGCTTAATTTAAATATGGGAATAGAAATAAAAATTTATAGTATGAAATATAGAATTGAATTTGAACGTTCATATCCATTAGTAAATAAAAAAATTAATAATTTAAATATTTTAAAAATAAATAATGAATTAAAATGTGGTATGTCGTATAATTTTTAAACAATATTGGAAAATAGTTTAGCGGTAGAACATTGGGTTTTGATCCCAAGGACATTGGTTCGAATCCAGTTTTTCCATCCATTTATATTTTTTCATACCCAATTACCCCGATTAGATTAGCCCCAATTAAAATAGTTCCTAATAAATTAGCCCCGGTTAAATCAGCTTGGAATAAATTAGCTCGATATAAATTAGTATAGGATAAATTAGCCAAGGATAAATTAGCTTTAGATAAATTAACCTCCTCTAAATCCGCTTCTGTTAAATCTGCTTTGGTTAAATCAACCTTACATAAATTAGCCCCACGTAAATCTGCTTTGGTTAAATCAACCTTACATAAATTAGCTCCATTTAACTTAACCCCAATTAAATAAGATCCCGTTAAATTAGCTTCTAATAAATTAGCTCCAGATAAATTAGCTTTGGATAAATTTGTATCAGATAAATTAGCTTTTGTTAAATTAACTCCAGATAAATTAGTATTGGTTAAATTTGTATCAGATAAATTAATACAAGATAAGTTTAAATTGGACAAATCTAACCCGGACAAATTACTATTAGACAAATCTTTATCTAAGTTGTATTTTTCGATAACTTCTTCCCGAGTGTTATATCTTTTCATGTTAAATCTTTTTAAAAAAATGGGACATCGTCTTTTAATTCATCGGTTTGTGGTAATGATTCAGGTAAATCTGATTGTATACGTTGAATAAAACCTCTATAAGGTTTTAAAACAATTTCTGTTACTTTTGTTTCAATACCATTTTGATTTGTGTATTTACGTGTTTTAAGTTCACCTTCAATAAAAACATGATCATCAATTTTCAAATGTTCTTTTACATAATTTATTAAATCTTGATTTCGTACAAGAATCTGAAACCAATCTTTGGTTGCGTAGGTTTCATTTGTTTTTTTATTAAAGAAAGATTCATTGGTCATAATTGATAAACCACATACGTGTTGACCATCTGGAAAAGAAAAAAAGTTAGGCTCTTTAATCAATTGGCCTATTAACGTTACTTTGTTAAAACTTTGTATCATAATATTTCCTTGTTTTCTAATTTGTTTATTATTTTATCTAATTTTTTGCAATATTCCAAAACAATTTGAAGTATCATGCCATTATCAATAAGAATATTTTGTATTTTTGTATTTGTAAAAATTGTATTTTGTAAAATACAATCAATAAAATAAGAATGTGTTAAATTGCTATTTAAAAATGTTACATCTGTTAAATTACAATCTCTAAAATCACAATGATGGGCATCACAATTTGATATGTCAGCGTTGGTTAAATTAGAATTACGAAAAGTTGTTCTTTCTAAATCTGAACCTTTTAAAATAATATTTTTTAAATCTAATTCTGATAAGTTTAAACATGACAAATCATGATTTGAAAAATCACGAGTATTATTGTATTTATTTATAAATTCTTCACGTGTGTAAATTCTATGTAAATCATCAAAATTTTTTAACATTTATTTGATCTTTCTAAATAAAATTAGGGTGTATTAAACTTTAACATCTAATACACCTTTGAAACCTCTGTAATGGAGTTACAAAACAGAGTTTTAAAATAAGTTATTTTTATTTTAAAAGCAATATGTTATTTAATTTGTAATTTTTAATTGATATCCAATTACCCCGGTTAAATTAGCCCCGGTTAAATTAGCCCCGGTTAAATTAGCCCCGGTTAAATCAGCCCAGGATAAATTAGCATTGATTAACTCAGCATTTGTTAAAGTTGCCCCAGACAAATCAACCGCTTTTAACTCAGCTCCAGTTAAATTTGCCCATTTTAAATTAACCCCAGACAAATCAGATTGAGATAAATTAACTTTAAATAAATCAACCCATCTTAAATCCAAACCAGATAAATCACAATATGCAAAATTTTTATCTAAATTATATTGTTTAATAACTTCTTCTCGTGTTGTATATTTTTTCATAAATCTAACCCTATAGAGCCAATTAACTTATTTCCAAACAAACGAGCTTTGCTTATATAAGCTTTTGTTAAATTAACTCCCGTTGTTTTAGCCTTATATAAATCAGCTTCCGTTAAATTAGTGTAAGATAAATTAGCATAAGATAAATCAGCTTTTGATAACGTAGTCCATTCTAACTTAGCCCCGTATAAATTAGCATAAGATAAATCAGCCTCAAATAAATTAGCAAACACTAAATCAACACAAACCATATAACAATGTGACAAATTTGCTTCTGAAAAATGACAATGCCGCACATCAGCTTTTGAAAAATTAGATGCAGTTAAATTAGAGCGAACAAAATAAGAATCATTTAAATCAGCCTTTTTAAAATTACAACAAGTAAAATCAGCCTCAGATAAATTTGTGTTGGATAAATCCAATCCTTCAAAATCACAATATGCAAAATTTTTATCTAAATTATATTGTTTAATAACTTCTTCTCGTGTTGTATATTTTTTTCTATATACATCATTTTGTGTGCCTAATTTTTTATAATTATCCCATTTATGACTTGGTTCTTTTAAACATGATTTAAGTGGTACTGGGACGTAGTCCCATTTATGACTTGGTTCTTTTAAACATGATTTAAGAGGTTGCTCTGATTTAATGTTTTGTACGTGCTCTATGTTATGTATATTGTCTACGTTGTGTATATTGTCCATGTTATTTGTATAGTCCATAATTTAATCTTTCTTATTAACAGATATTAACCAAGTTTTCATTTTTGTTAATGATTCAACAGATGCATTTTTAAAATCATTTTCTATGTGCATTTTAATTTTTTGTGCTAAATCATTGTCCATTTCGTACGCCTCAACCCAACAATTTTCCCATAAAGTTAAAATAGATTCTTGTAGGTATGTTGAATTAGACGTCACAGCCGGTGTTTCTTTTAACGGTTGTGATTTAATAAGTACGGGTGATGTTTTATTAAATGCGTCTGTAACTATTTTGGCATTAAATGATTTTAAATTAGATGCCATATTCCCGTCATCGTCATCTAATTCGGAGCAAATACCAAGCAGTGATAGTAATAAATAACGGCGTGCATAGGTAATGGCCGAACCCATCTTTTGCATGTCAACAGCGCCTTTTAATGGCAAACTTGTTGTTATGCATTCGCCAGATTCCACATGAACTAAACTAGCAATTACGTTTTCCGCATCAAATGAATACGTTAACAATATTTTATGTTTTTGAAGCACCGGTAATACTGTTTTTAATACGCTTTTTAAACTTGAATATTTGTTTTTTAAATGTGGATTGGTTGCATCATTTTCAATCGTAGGCAATTCAATTTGAACAGTAAGCAATGCTGAATAAATTGTTACATTCTTTGATGCAGGTACGGCCCATGTTGTGTTTTCAATTACGTGAGTTTTGTCCGTCATTGCATTCGCAATTCGCGAATTGCGAATAACCTCATCTGTTTCGGTTTCTTTAGTCATTGTTTTCTTCCTTTTCATAAATTAATTTGATTATATCAAGTGAACGTTTTATGATGGTTGCATGATCAATATTAAAACTAGTTTTTGCTGCATGAACAATTTTTATAAGTAAATATAAATATATGCTTAAAAAATCTTCTTGTTTTAATGGTTTATCTGTATCAACTTTTATTTCAACATCCGAATTTATAATCTTTACTGAATTAGTGGACTCTTTAAATTTAATGTTTGATGAAAAATAAGCTATAATGCCAAATTCATCTCTTTCAACTTCTTTGGGTTTAAAGTCAGTAATATTAGTTGTTTCTTTAGCCATTGGTTTCTTCCTTTTCATAACATCCATTAACAATATCTATTGAACTTTTCACAATGGTTTCATAATTAAAATTAAGTTTATCTTTTCCCATTAAAATAAGTGTTTCCAACAAAAATAAATAAACATTCATATAATCTATTGGATTTAATACTTTGTCAGTTACAATGTTAATATTTGCGTCTTTGCGTTCTATGTTTATGTCTCTATATTCTTTTCCATAATTAATCTCTGCCATAAACTCTGCTTTTAAAACATATGAATCGTCTTTATCGTCATTTGTTTTTTGCTTTGATTTAAAATCAATAATATTAGTTGTTTCTTTAGTCATTGGTTTCTTCCTTTTTAAAACATGTATCAATGGCATCTATTGATTTTTTCATAATAGTTTCATGATCAAAATTAAATTTATTTTTTGCCATGTTAATAATTTTATTAAGTAAAAATAAATAAATACTCATAAGATCTGGTTGTTGTAATACTTTTTCACTAGTAACTTTTATTTCTGATCCTTGGTTTTTTATATCAATTTCTTCATCTGTTTCTCTATATTTAATTTGTGCCACAAAACTTGCGTCTAAAACATATGAATCGTCAAAAACACATGCGTCGTTTTCATTGGTATTTATTTTTTTATTTGATTTAAAATCAATAACATTGGAAGTCATAATTATTCCTTTAATGGTAAGTTACTGTATTAGTATTAGTATTAGTATTATGTTCATGATGAATTTTTTCTGCTGTTGCATTCATACATTCTACAAGCAGTTCTACTTTTTCTTTATCTAATTTATCTTTATTTGTTACATTGTATTTTACCTCAACGTCATTTGTATTGGGTTTAATGTAAACACTCATTGTAAGGTGAAAATCAGGTTTATTTATTGCTAAATCAGATGACTTTGAATGTTTCAACAATTGTTTGTTTTGTTTGGTATTGTTTGTAGAGTTCTCCATGTTCCTCTTTGAATTTTTTTTGATCAAAACTCGTGCGGAAAGAGCTCGTAAAAGATGCTTCAACAAGACCTTTATCCGAAACAAGTTGTGAGTTGCATGGCATAAATTCAATAATTTTTTCACGTATAACATCTATTTCACTTTCTAAATCTTTTATGTTCTTTTTTAAAATACGGTATTTTTTACAATGTTCATCTAAATATGAATTAATTAAAAATTGAGGCAGGTCTTTGTTGCTATCAATTTTACTGCCTAAATACATTTCTAAATCAACTGATGTTTGTAATTCTGAAATTGGTTTATTGGCTGTTACATGTTCCCAAAACAGATCAACAGTATTTAAAATGTGTGACTCTAATTCAATATTTCGTGTATAACGATAGGTACGTAAATCCGTATTGCCAATTAAAACCATTAAATCAACATAATCAACATCCATAACTGCCGCATAATAAGCAATTTGAAGTCGATAATGTAATGGGTAAATTTCACTTCCTGATTCACCCCAGTTTTTTTTGGTAAATGCATTTGCAGTTTTACATTCTAAAATAGCGCGTTTTTCTATGCTTGATTTAGTTGGTTTTTCTGCTAATTCATCAATAAGATGCAATTTAGGTGAAATTTCAAAATCAATATTAACACGATAATGAGGTTTTTCTGGGTGTACGTAAGTTGGTATTTTTATTAAAAATATATCTTGGTTTTCTTCCGCATATTTTTTACCAATAAAATCCTCTAAATAACTGCCCAATTCCATTGGCAGGGATGTTGGTTTTGCCCCTCCAACGCCTAATTTTTCATTATACACATCGTTAATTGTTTTCCAAGGATCGCACCCCATAATTGCGGCTATATCGGACCCACCTATACCTAATCGGCGTTCATTTAATTGTTGTTCAGTTAACATTTTCTTTCCTTTCTTTTTTTAAATTTGTATTTATTGTTTTAAAAATAATTTCCCAGGGTATACCATCTGAAAAACTCCACCCTCTTAAATAAGTGTTGTAGTAATTAATTTTATCCTCAAGAGTATCAAGTGGTAAATTAAGAGGAAATAATAAACTTATAATTTTATCTATTTTATGTTTCTTTAAATATTTACCATTATAAAAAATTTGTTGTAAAATTAAACCTGGATTACGTTCATACAGTTGAATACGATCTAAAATATGCCGACCATTTGTTTTTTTGCTTTTAATTTTTGTTAACGTTGAATTAGACACGTTAAACAATAAACCAAAATCACGCGTGGACAAATTAAGCGACAAACGAAATTGTTCTAAATTTTCAAAACTGTAAGGCGTTTTTTTAATCATTAACTTCTTCCCTGGTATTATATTTTTTTATAAACTGCCTTCACCTTCTTTTTTAATAATTTCTTCAATTTTATTAAGTTGACGGTTTAAAAAATAAAGATGGTCAATTATTATAAAACGTTTATTTGTTTTTGAATTTATTTTTTCCAATAATAAATAAAATTGATCCATTGCCTTTCTTTCAAGTTTTTTTATATCTTTTAAATTCATTACATAATCATTTTTTTCGTCCATAACATCTCACTAACGCAGGTTTTACCATAATATTAAAAATTGTAATTACTGATGCAACATATAAACAACTTATATATAAATCATACAAAACAACTTCCATTAAAATTCTCCAAATTTAAAAATTAAAAATAATACTTTGTTTAAATACACATCGTGTACAAGTGAAACATAATTTTCACGTACCCAAATGTTGTCAAGCACTATGTCGGTACAACCGACAGACTCAAGTAACAAAGCACATTCGGAAGTTAATTGAATATGTTCTATGCGCGGTGTAACTGTTTTTCTATATAAAATATGCTTAATAGTAAAATTGTCGTATAAATCTATAAATTCTTTTGTATGTGGTATCATAATGTGTCTCCTGTATATTATGTTAAATGTTTATAATTAATGAAATATATTTGTAAAAAAATACAAACATAATTATTAAATAAATTATTGTTGAAATTGTAATTATAGTTGCAATATTCATAATTAAATCCTATCTATATTGATTATGTTTAAACTGGCCGTACAAAGAACCGTTGTTTAATCCATAATCTGTGTTGGGTTCATCTCGCTCGTCACATGTTAAACGAAACATTTTACGTAAATTAACACCATGGTAATTTTCAATGAACATACTTAAGCTCTCGTCAAATGTATGATCCTCAAGCATTTGATCATATGCCATTAAGAAATTTTCTTTTGATAATCGATCGCTGTATTGATCGTCATCTAACATTTCAATGTAAGCTCTGTATAAAGACTCATCGTTAATGTCTTTCCATGAGTTGTATGGCGCAAATAAACTTGGTGCTACATAAGGTTCTTCTTCAAAATAAAGATCATCAAATGCATTAAAATTAATATTGTTATAACGTAAGTTGTCTACAAGCATCTTGTTTGATTGGTCAAATGCTGCATATGTTGTTGTATCTTGTTTCATATCTAATTACTCCCTGATTTTAATACTTTATAAAGAAAATAAAACATAGAAGTAAAATTAAATGCAAATATTGAATAAATTACAAATTTTAATGTTTTAAAAGATATAAAATCATCAAAATAAAATAAAGTAAGTGCTAATAAATTAATTAATATAAAAGTAACCACTTTGTAAATTTCTATTGTTGGAGGTGTCCATTTTTTTCTCATGTTGTTTGTCCTTTCTTTTTGTTTGTACATTATATTTTACTATTTTTAAATCATGTCAAAAGACACGGCAAGTGCCACGTATATTAATATAGATATAAGCACAAATTGTACTGCTATTGATTCGCCATTTGAAACATTTATGAATCCCATAGCAATATTTATTGACGCTAATCCAATTAAAATCATTATTTTTAAAAATTTTTGTTTATCCATTTTGTTTGCCCTTTTTTTTAAATGATACTTTGTCTTATTATTATCAATTACCTCAGAAAAAACAGGACCAGATAAATTAGCCTTTTCGGTAAAAACAGGACCAGATAAATTAGCCCCGTATAAATTCTCATTTCGTAAATTAGCCCCGTAATGGCGTGTATTATATTTTTTCATTTTGTTTGTCCTTTTTTTTGTTTTGTATAAAAGATAAGTTATCTATCCCTTATGTTTTGAATATAGTGTTCTTTTTAAGATAGAACAAGTTGAAAATACGGTAATTTTACTAATTTTTGAGTTGTAATGCGAAAAATCTTGTGTTAATTTGTTTTTTAAAATAAGTTATTAAACTACTTCATTAAATGTTAATTAAAGTAAAAAAACGAACTTATATTTAAAAGGTAATTAAAATGAATATAATTAGAAGGCCGTTAAAACAACCTAAAAATAAGTTGTCTAAATCTAAAGTATTTACAAAAGATAACAATAAAAGCGTTGGAAGACCTAAGGGGTCACTTAATAAAACAACTTTAATGTTTCAAGAGATTTTAAAAGAAAATGCCGATGAAATTATAAAGAAAGCTATGGATATGGCTAAAGCAGGTGATCAAGCCTGTTTAAAGATGATGGTTGATCGTATAAATCCATTAATGAGAGGACAGTTGATTACTATGGATTTACCAAAAATAGTTGACAGGCAGTCATTATCGCAAGCGTATGATGTTGTTATAAATACAATGTCAGAGGGAAGGATAACGGCTGATGAAGCATTGGCAATTCTTAATGTGTTTGATAAGAAGATTAAAATATTAGATGGCGATTTGACAGAGGAATTGCTAATGATTAAAAGACAATTGGGTATGATAATAGTAGAAGGAGAGGCAACAAATGTTGATGCTACCAATAATAACGGGATTGATACTGGTGACGATGATCGTTTATGTGATAGTGAAGGTGAATAATGAAGAATAATGAAAAATATATGTTAACTGATAAAAAATTAAAATTAGAATTAGGTATTAAAATAAGAAAACAAATTCATACGTTATTAGAAAATTATTCTAGTGATGGATATCTTAATCTTACTAAGGAAGAAATTGAGGACATGTCTATTTTAATAGACGTACATACAAAAATAGAAAAAATAGTGAATAATCTTACCAGGGAAGTTAAAACATTAAATGACAACATAAAAATTCCTGAGAAACATGTATTAAATAATAAAAAAGACGAAGGGATTGAGCTATTAAAAGGATCTTTTAAAATATTAAAATTATATCTTGAAAAAAAAGATGTTCTTGAATTTAATGACCAAAATTATGATGAAATGTGCACTTTACTGCAACATTGTAAAAGAGTAAGAAACATAATAAGAGATGTTACATTGGAAATTCAAAACATTGAAAAACAAATTAAAGAAAGTGAAGGAGAACATAAAGATAAAGATGCAGATGAAGATAAAGATTTACGTATTGATTTAATGCATTTATTTGATAGACGGAGGTGGGGATATGAAAATAGATAATGTCATATCAAAGCACAAAACAAAGATGCCGATTAAAGATGAAGGAGAACATAAAAATGGAGAATAAAGAGTTAGAAGATAAAAAATTAGAATTAAAAGAACGTACGGAGCTATTAAAAAATATTTTTAGATTATTAAGAATAGATTTTAAGGAAGAAGATGTTTTAAAATTTACTGAAGAAAGATTTGATGAAGTGTGCAGTTCGTCGGAATATTGTCGGCGGGCAAGAAACGCAGTAAAAGATCTTACATTAAAAATTAAAAACATTGAGGAACATAAAGATGCAGGATAAATTATTTGAAGAAATTATAAAATTGTTTATTAAAAAAGATTTTAATGTAATAAATATTTTATGTATAATATGTCTTTTATTAAAAAAGATTTTAATGTAATAAATATTTTATGTATAATATGTCTTTTATTAAAAAAATGTAAAAAATGCAAAGAAATAAAAAAAGATGTGGAAATTATTATGAAAGATGTTAAAAAAATTGAAAGCCAATATAAAGATGAAAAATAAATTATTTGAACGATTGGTTTTAAATGAAAGACAAATTGAAGAAGCTGAGGAATTTGTAAAAGAATATGATTTCTTATCAGATGTTCATTCAGATGAATTGTTTCAATATATAGAAGACCATGAGGAATATGATGCTTATATAAATAGATCAAATGATGGAATATTATCTTATATGTCTGTGCATGAAAACCGTTTGGAAAGACTGAATGAAAGAATAAAAGATTTTCCAAAAGATATTCAAGAATTTCTTTGTATAGTTTTATATTTAAAAACTGTTATGAAATATGTTGTTAGAGATTCAATTTATTTTTGGAACAAATACGGGGAATCAACTAAACCTAACTTTGTTCAAAATGAAATATCAAATAGTTTATGTGTTTTGGTTGATGAACTCTTTAGATTGCCAATTGTTAAAACAGAAGCCAAAGACCATTTAAATAGATATGGAGATTAAATAATGAAAGAATTAAAACACATTACCCAAGATGAAATTGATGGAATGGGTTGCGATGATATAATAGACATTTCTAATGATCTAGCTAAATTAAAAAAACTAGAGGACAGTTGTTTTATACCTCCTATACCTACATACGCTCGTGTTTTGCTAGATCAAATTGCTAATTTGCATAAAAAACCAAATGATGAAGAAGCTGTACAAAATCAGCATTTAGTTAAGTTGGATATAAAATTACACAAAATAAAACATAAACAAGATTTGTTGCTGCCATTAATAAATAATACAAAAGTTGATGATTATATTAATAGTAGTAACAGTAATAATATAGAGCTTGTTTTAAAAGAAAAATTAAAGATAAAGGAAAAATTAAATGATTATTATCATGAGTTAGTAACTGTTATAATTGCAGACATTGAGAATTTAGTTGAATACAAAATAAAAAACAAAACTTATATTAAAGAATTATTATTAATATGTAATAAATATCAACAAAAAATTACTAGCAATGTACTTTATATTGAAAAACAAAAACTAACACCTGATTCAAAAGTATCTCTCTCAATTTTTGCATAATTTTGTTGCATTTGTTTTAATTGTATTGTCAGCTAATAATAGCTATTCAAAAGAAAATATTATTATGAAAGATATAAAAATAAGTAAAGATTTGTCTTTAATGAGTGAATGTGAGTTGTTAGCTCGTACAATTTATGGTGAAGCAGGATGTGAATATAATGACAATGGCATTGATTCACTAGTAGCCGTTGGACTTGTTGTTAGAAATAGAGTTCGTGCACAAACTTGGTATGGTAAAGATATTCAAGAAGTTTGTTTGAAGCCTTTGCAATTTTCATGTTGGAATAAAAACAACCCCAATTTAAAAGATATAAAAAAAGTTGATAAAAGTAATAAGATATACGATATGTGTTTGCGTGTTGCCAAAGGTATTTTAAATAATGCATTTACGGATATAACCTGTGGTGCAAATCATTATTACTCAACTATTATTTCAGAGCCTAAATGGACAAAAGATGTAAAACCAGTTTATACAATTGGAAAACATAGATTTTACAAATTATAAATGTTAAGTTATAATAATATTGCGGAGTGGAGCAGCCCGGTAGCTCGTTAGATTCATACTCTAAATGTCGTTGGTTCAAATTCAACCTCCGCAACCATTCATCATTTATAATCTGTTGACATAAACAATCATTTGTAATAAATTAATTTTATTAATATTTTCATCTATATTAATAACTTTCTAAAAGATTTACGGTGTACAATCAACGCATAGACTATTGTGCACCGTAGAAAATTAAAATGTTTAAAACAACAAATAAAAATCCCCAACATAAATTTAAAGCAATTCAAACAGTTTGTGATGGCATTAAATTCTCTTCCAAAAAAGAAGCCAAAAGGTATAACGAATTAAAATGTCTTCAAAGTAATAAAGATGTGATATTCTTTTTAAGGCAGGTTCCTTTTTATTTACCAGGTAATACAAAGTATGTTTGTGATTTCCAAGTTTTTTGGTCGGATGGAAATGTTACATTTGAAGATGTTAAAGGTTTTAAAACGCCTACATATATTCTTAAAAAAAAAATGGTGGAAAATTTATATCCAATTACTTTGATTGAAATTTAGCCAAATAAATTTACTATTTTATCTTTTACATATAAACTTGCATTATAGTTTTTAATGCAAGATATTTTTTATGTATATAATATTTTTATTTGTAATATTTATGTTAAATGCTCATGGCAGTGAAACAAAAATCATTGAAATGGTAGAAATAAAAAATAATTTATCTAATAATTCAGATGGCGATATAAGTGATTTAACTGATTCAAATTTATCTGACTTTTTAAGTTATGATTTTTCAGATCTTGATTCATATTTTGATTCTTTATATCATGATAATTTTGTTGCTTATGCTGAAATGTATTGTGCCAATAAAATAACCGATGAGATGTCTAGTTTTTCAAAAGCATCTACAAAAGTTATTTTACGATATCCTTACAATAAAAAATCATAAACCAAATGATTTCAATCAAAAACAATAATATAAAAAGCCTTAATACAAAGCTTGTCGATGAAATAAAAAAACATTTAACATTGTCTACAAGAATTTTATCTGATGAAGATATTGTTATTAAAAGCAAATGTGAATCATCATTATATGAATTTGTTAAATATGCATGGCCTTATGTTGAAGGTGAAAATCTTTATATTGATAATTGGCATGTTGAGGCTTTATGTGATCATTTGGAAGCATGCTTTAATGGTGAGATAAAATTTTTAATTATTAACATTCCACCTCGATGTATGAAATCTCTTATATGTAATATATTTTTTCCTGCATGGATTTGGTTAAAAAGACCTTCCGCAAAAACATTTTGTTTATCAGGTTCACACAAGCTTGCTGTACGTGACAGTGTTAAGTGCCGTCAACTTATGCTTTCATCTTGGTATCAAAATTTATGGGGCAATGTATTTAAATTTAGTAAAGATGTTAACACTAAAGAACGATACGCTAACAACAAAGGTGGTGAAAAACTTGTTAAATCTATTTTGGGTTCAAGCATTGGTGAAGGTGGGCATTTCCTTGTTATCGATGATGGTAACTCGCAACAAGACATTACATCTAAAACAACACGTGATCGTACCGCTGAAATAGTTGATTCATCGTTTTGTATTAGGCAAGACAACACCGACAAAGCAGTTTTAATATGCATACAGCAGAGACTTCATTGGGAAGATTTAACGGGGCACTTCTTAGCTAAAAAGTTACCAGGCACCGTTCATTTGATGTTGCCAATGGAATTTGAACCACATAGACGATGTATAACCATACCGCTTAAAGGAAGTAAAAAACCATGGTGTGATCCACGTACAAAAGAAGGTGAGTTGTTGTGGCCTAAACGATTTAATCCAGAACATGTTGCGCGATTAAAAATATTCTTTGGTACATCTTATAACATTGCTTCTCAATTACAACAATTGCCAGCGCCTGAATCTGGAAACATTTTTAAACGTGAATGGTTTAATGTCTGGAACGAAAAAAGATTACCACCTATGGATTATGTAATACAAAGTTGGGATACAGCTTTAAGTACTAAAGTTAATGCCTGTGAGTCTGCTTTAACAACGTGGGGAATATTTACTAACGAAAATAATAAAAAGAACGTTATGTTAATTAATGTGTGGACGGGTCGTTTAGAACAACCAGAATTAAGAAAGATGATAAAGAAATGTCAACGTAACTACTTTACAACATCATTTGAACAACAAGACACAGGCGGACCCTCTGCTGACATTGTTTTAATTGAAGAAGCAAGTGGAGGATTAGCACTCATACAAGATTTACGATTAGCTAATTTACCTGTTATGGGATTTAATCCACGCCATCATGGTTTGCAAAATTTTTCACATATGACAAACAAAGCCGATCGTGCACGCCTTGCAAGTCTTACGGTTGAACAAAAGTTGTTATGGTTAACAAAAAATCATCGCAACCCTAATCAACTTTCATATGCAAGTTCTAAATTATTAGAGGCCGCTTTATCATGCCCAACAGGCGGCAATCAAGATTTAATTGATTCAATGAGCCAAGCATTTATTTTTATTCGTAAACGCAATCTATTACATTTTGTTGGAGAAGAACCACCAGAACAAAAAATGACCTGGGATGCTTTTTATGAAATGGAAGAAAAATTGCGTGGTCCATGGCCTAATATTTAATTTTTTTATCCATGGGTAGAACCCATAAATATAAGTAAACTGCGGCTTTTAAGGATGGGTTGCACCCATTTCAACTTAAATATGTGCTTATGGGTGAAACCCATTTAATAATATTCAAATTTGTGTTAAAAATGTTTATGTTGTTTGATGCGTATTAAAAAAAATAATATTATGGAAAAAAAATTAGAAAATTTATTATGGAAAAATATAAGAGAATCTGATGCAAAAAAAGAAGCACCCAGATTTTTTATTGATTATATGGTTAAAAATAATTTTATTAAATCTCCAAAACAAGCATGGCGCACATTAGAAAAATGGTTAGATAAAAATTTATATGATTATGGAACTGCATTAGATTTAGGTTGGCGCAAAGTTGGTTGGGAATTGTATTGCCCAACAGAATTTTTGTATGATGGTTATGAATGTGAGTATATGGATTTAAATATCAATATACCCACTAAAGATGTGCAAGAATTAACTAATTTTAATAATAATTAATTTTGTAATTATTGCGTATCATAAAATGGTGCGGGTGTATTTATTAATTCACCATTATACATAAATTGTATATAACGAATACCATTAAAATATACATAAACAGGTGATATTGTTACAGGGATTTGATCGTCAACATCTTCATCATCAGTTACACTTTCTAAATCTCTTACATCCTCTGGATTTAATGAATCTCTAAAATCTTGAAAATTATCTTCATCGTTTAAATTGTTTTTTTGTTCTTCCGATGCACTTAATAATGCTGTTAAAGCTAATGTTAAGGCTGTTGTTTTTAATATGTTCATGTAACTTTCCTTTAAGGTTTTTTGCTCAATGCACTGAGTAATTTTGCTCAATGTTTTTTGTAATGTTTAACTTTAGGTGCTTTAGGTGCTTTAGGTGCACATATGCACAAAAGTTATTTAATAATTAGTGGGCCCAGTAGGATTCAAACCTACATTTCACCTGCTATAATCAGATGGTTCTAATCAATTGAACTATGGACCCTTAATGGCTTCCCGAGACGGACTCGAACCGCCGACCCAGTGGTTAACAGCCACTTGCTCTACCAACTGAGCTATCAGGAAAAAAGTCTCCCCAAGGTGGAATCGAACCACCGACCCGATCTTTATCAAACAACCGTTCTACCACTGAACTATTGGGGAGATAATACAATTAGAAGTTATAGCTTACGTTGGAATCTAATGAAAGGAGATATGAACAACATAAGCTACAAAAAATAATATACGTAAAAATACCAACTTTGTAAAGTGTTTTTTTTGTACGAAATTAATTAACTAAAATTTTATATGTGGTAATATAAAAGTATGAAAATCCTATTTAAGATTTTGTTTTTTAATAAATGAACAATCAATTTGAAAATCCTCAAAATATTATATCACCTCTGCAATACGCAGAACAATTAGGGGATGCGAATTCTTTAACAGAATTCAACCAAATGTATGATCCAAAGTTTAATCATAACTTGGCATTTTATTTATCTGAGGGGACATTAAATCGTATAGGTGCTGATTTAACTCAATTAATTGCCCTTGATGATACAGCGCGTCAACGATGGTTGCGTGTAATTATAGATGGATTAGATTATTTGGGCATTGGTGCTGATCCATACAATAAAACACGTGGTGGTTATTCTTCTCGTAGTACAGATATTTATGCATCTACATTGATGAAAAATGTTTTACATTCAACTGCAGAATTGTTTTCTTCGTTATTTCCAGCAAGTGGATTTATTGAAACGGAAGTTTTAGGAATTATAACCGAACAACAAGAAAATCATGCGGCACGTATTAAAGATTTTATGAACTACATGACAACATTTGTTATGGATGATTATAAATCGGATAAACGTCAAGGATTGTTTTGGATGATTCTTGAAGGAAGTGTCTTTTCTAAACCCTATATATGCCCTATTAAAAACATTCCAGTTGCGCCGTATGTACGTGCTAGTGATGTTATTATTAGCGTGGGTGCATCGTCTATTAATGATGCTGAACGTATTACTCATGTATTTTCATTATCCGAAAGAGAAGTTCAAGACCGTTTTGCTGCTAAAGAATGGTTGGAAGTTCAACTTGAAAGTGAAAATGTTAATTCAAATCTTGTGCAAAATAAAGTTAATCAAAAAATGGGTTATCAAGAACAACTTGATGACAAATCAAAAAGATATACATTTTATGAAACAATAACTTATCTTGATATTGATGGTTTTGAACACATGAATGTCAATGGTTCACCATCGGGTAAAAAAATACCATATAAAGTTATTAAAGACAAAAACAGCGATAAAATAGTAGCTTTACATCGTTATTACAATGAAAACGATTTAACATTTAAACCAAAAACGTTTCTTATTCAACATAAATACTTTACAGGTTTTGATATTCATGGTTTTGGTCTTATTCATTTATGCTTAGGATTGGCACGCGCAGAAACTGAAATTCAACAAGAATTGATTAAAGCGGCAAAATTGTCAAACGCTCCTTCGTTATTAATGGATTCAGGTTTGCGTAATGAAAAAACTCAAATAGACATAAAACCAGGAAGTTTAAATCAATTTCAAACATTTGGCAGCAATATACAAAATGCATTAATGCCTGTACCTTTTAAAGAGCCGTCTCAAGTATTCTTGCAATTAATGCAAATTATTTCTCAGGCGCAAGATGATTACGCATCTACATTTGAACTTAAGCCTGAAAATATGCCTGCTAATATGTCAGCAACGGCTATGCTTGGTATTTTAAACAGCATGCATGTTCTTGAAAATGCTTTAATAAATAGTTTATATGATTCATTTCAAAAAGAATTTCAATTTATTTATGATTTAATTGGTGAATGGTTGCCTAAAGAAGGATACCCATTTTTATTGCCGGGTTCTGAAGGACTTATGATGAAATCGGATTTTGATATTAATATATCAATTAAACCGGTTTTAGATCCCAATTTATCATCACGAGGTCAAAAATTAATTGTTGGTGAAGCATTATTAAATTTAGCTACGCAAAGTCCTGCATTATATGACACAAAAGAAGTTCACCGTCGTTTGTTAACAACTATGCAAATAAGTGATATTGATAAATTATTTATTCCGGATCCAAAAGATAATCCACCCCCACCACCGCCAGAAATGGATCCACTTTCTGAAAATAAAACAGTTATGGAGGGTAGCCCAATTAAACCGTATAAAATGCAAGATCATAAAAGTCACATTATTATACACAATAGTTTAATCGCAACATTATCAGCTGATCAAGATAATGATCAAACGGCATTGATTGCTGAATTAAAGAGCCATATTCAAGCGCACAAAACGTTAGAATATATAGCTCAAATGGAAATGATGACAGGTATTACATTGCCTGATGATCCTTCACAAATTCCACCTGAAATACAAAATCAAATAGCTGTTCAAACAGCACAAAAACTACAACAAGAAAAACAACAAGAAGAAGCTGCTAATCCTCCTCCTCCCGATCCAAATCAAGTCATGATGGAAGATATTCGAGTAAAAGAAAAAGCGATTGATGCCAAAACACATGAAACACAATCACGTTTACAACTCGAAGAAATGAAACTATCAAAAGAATCTGAAACTGAATCATTAAAATTACAAATTCAGTTGAAAGAACTTGAGTTATCAGAAAAAGAACTCATGATACAAGAAAAAAAATTAATGATAACTGAAACTGAAATAAATTTGAAAAACCAAATTGAACTCGAAAAAATTAGATCAGAAAATAATAAAACTGATTTAACCGTCCAATCAAAAGCTTTTGATTCAACTCTTGATTATCAATCAAAACAAGAAGTGAACCAGGCCAAGATTGTTTCTGATGAAGAAAAAAATTCATTGGATGCTCAAACCCAGGCATTTAAATCAACTCTTGACTTTGAAAAAAACAAAGAAAAAGAACAATTAAATGCCGATTACTCAACTCAGATAGGACAATAAAATGGATAGCCAACTTGTAGGAAAAAATCACGCTGCAGATCGCATTCGTGCAGAATTAAGAGAAACACACTCAAAAGGTATTGAATACCCAAAAGCCACAAACGAACGTGGAACAATGAGCAGAAATCATAGAGAATATCATGCCGCAGGTGACCAAGTAGGCGGCGAATCTAAAGCTCCTGGTAACGGTGGTGCTTATATGAAACCACGTTTTGGCAACCCAGTTGGTGGCATGAATGACGGACATTTTAGAAAAAATGCTATTCGTCAAGCAAACCCAGAACGTCACGCCGAAGGTGATTCAGTTGGTGGCGGCGCACAACCAAACACCATGAAATATGCAATGGGCGGTGAAATGGAAACTGACGATGAAGGTCGCGAAAAGCATTTTATGGGTAATGCCATTGGTGGCGGTCGAAATATTCGTAATAATGTACGTATGGGCCAAATGGGTATGCCTAATATGCCTGGTATGAATGGTATGCGCGGTATGCACGGTATGCCTGCTATGCGCGGCGTTCGTAGTGCTCCTCAAGCATTTGATCAAAATCAAATGTCAGGTCAACCTGGAAGCCAAGACGAAAATATGCAATATCGTCGTGGTGGGCGTATTCACAAAAAATATACATAAGGATTAAAAATATGAGTACTATTTACGGCTCTGATTTAGCACAACAACGTATTCGAAACGAAACCATGAAACCTTCAACAGGTGTGGACATAGCCCATGATTATTACTCAAATAATCAAAAAGCTAAACATGCCAAAATGAAAGAAATGGAATGTTCTAATAAAACAAGTGGTGATGAACTTGGATATTTTGGACGTGAAAACAAAAACAAATATGCCATGGGCGGTCCTATAAAAGAACGCCGTGGTTTTTTTAATAAAACTAAATAAGTATTTACATTAATCTATTATAAATGTTATTGTGATATTTATAATAATTTTTTGTAAGGAAAACACATGAACAACGTTATTAAATTAATTGGCATTTTAAAAAAAGATTTAAGTACATATAGGCAAGGAATTGCTAATAATATTACTTTTACTGACTTATCATCAGAACAAATACTTCTTAATAAAGGTACTATTGTAGGTCTTACTAAAATAAGTGCATTTATTGATTTTATTGAAAAATGGGCAAAAGAAAATATGGAATCAGATACGTTTCCAGAATCATTTATGAGAATTACAACTAAACAAACAGATGATAATAACGTTGTTCATACAATTGATGTAGATACTGGTTTGGTAACAGTTTCAGGGGCAACAATTTAATGACAAATAAAACATTAATTAATACCGAATGTGCTCCACAGTTTGCAGATAATTCAGCTTACCCATGGCGTAAACAATTAAAACAACCTGAATTATGGACTGAAGAAGAAATACATGATCTTGTAATGAGAGAATTAGGGCAAGACACTTTATTTCCATTAGGTTTTGAAATACTTGTTAAAATTTGGACGCCAGGTGAAACAGACAAAAACGGTTTATTAGTACCGGGCCAAGTTCGTCGTAATGAACGCATTGAGGCATCTGTTGGTAAAGTACTTCGTTTTGGGGATGAAGCTTTTCAAGATAGACGCCGATTTGTTTTAGGATCACGTTTAACATTTGATGAGTGGTACATTTTTAAAACAAGTCAACGTCAACTTATTCGAGTAGGTGAACATTATGCCGCTATTATTGTTGACGAAAGATTTGGTGTACATACTTTAAAACCAGACGATATTCAAACTACCCATAGTCTTGAATATATACATACAGGGGCTTAAATGATTGATAATCAAGAAAATTCATATGCTTTGCCAACACAAAGATCAAACATTATTTATAATGTAGGTAGTGATGAGCCAAATTCTTTAAAGGATTTGGCAGATGAAAAAGGTATTACACAAGCAATTCATCAAATAAATCAAGAATCACAAGAAGAACACCAACAATTACAACAAACAAATGATTTTGTTGATGAAGCAAACAATCAGGATTTAAATGAACAATTTTCACAAGAAGAATTTGTTCCAGTTCAAAAAAAGAAAGTTCACAAAAAAAATAAAGTTGATAAACGCATTGATGATTTAACGTATCGATTGGCGCTTAAAGATGAAGAAAATAAACGTATTCGTGAAGAACATGACGCTGAATTAAGAGCTGTTCAATTAAATCTTAATAAACAAAAGATTGATAGTGATCTTGAACGTATTTCTAATATTATGATGCAAGCTAATGAAGAAGGTAATGCCAAAGTTTTTACTGAAGCAACCAAAATTCATAACAAACTTATTCATCAAGAATCAGAAACAGAACAAGAACTTGAACATTTAAAAAATTACTATCAACAAAACAATCAACAAAATTTAATTGAAAATGAATATAACAAACTTGCTGAAGAAAGATTTATTCAATTATCGGATGCAAAAGAATTAAATAGCCCGCATTACGGCGAATGGTTGCAAAGACATAATTATTATAATGCATATGATGTTGACAATTTTGATGCTGATTTAGCAAATGAAATACACGATTTAAAAAGTAATTATAATAAATTTTTAAAATTAAAACGAAATCAAAATTATATTGGCACACCACAATATTATTCTGATTTAGATTCAATGATAGATCAAAAATTTAATGTAGGAAATCAACAAAATAATAATTATGAGGAACGGTCAATGAATAAAAAGTATGTTTACGAAACACAAATGCCACCACAACAAAATGAATATTCCGGATATTCAAATCAACCATCACAACAAATAAATCATGGCAATCAAATGAATTATGGAAATCAAAGGCCAAATGTTATGCCAGTTAATAGATCTGGTTATACACAAAATTACAATCAAAATAATTTGCCTCCTTTAAATGAAAATCAGCGCAGAATAGCATTAATGATGCCTTCTACAGATGAACAAAATCAACCATTATCGGCTGAAGGTAAAATTCACGCTTATCAATTGGGATTACTTGAACAAATGAATAACGGGAGATAAAGCATGGGAAGATCACGCACAATAAAAGATAAAGAAGCAACACAAGAACTTTCTTTAAATCATGGTGAAGTTAACACTGATTTTGAAGATCAATACGAAGACGAAGAAAAAGAAATATTACGAACTCGTGGATCAATTCAAGATGCAAAAGAAAAATTAAAAGAATTTTCTCCGCGGTCGCGGACATTAGAAGAACGTGAATTTACGGATCGACGAGTAGACACATATATTGATTATTATCAACGTTTGCATACTCAGCAACATCGTGGCAAAACATATGTAGATTCTAAAAACGTTCCAGAGGGTTATGCATTTATGTGGGCTGCCGAAACCTGTCGAGGTCGACCACAACCATTGCGCGACTTGGAACATATTCATGGTTGGAAATATGCTACTCCCGCCGACATGCCTGAATATGCTGTATACGATGATTATGGTAATATTGATGATTCAATTAATCGTGTACGTGTTGGTGCTTGTATTGGCATGATTCGTGAAAAAGCTATTCACAACGCACAACTTGAATTTTTGTCTCGTCAGCGCAATTTAAATGACAAGATGAAAGAACGTATGCGTAACAAAGACAATAACGTTCCACATCCTTTTTCAACACGAGAATCAGATAGAAGTAACGAATTTTTCCCATCAAATGATATGGCAAATTCATTTGCTCGTTCATTTTAATTAATTTTATATTATATAGCGTTTTTTATTTTAAGTTTTTATAAAGAACGTTGTATAATAAATTATATCTTAGGCTAGACCTAATGTTCGTGTAAATTTTGGACGGATTTATGCGCTCTTACCTCGTTGTATGTACCACTTGTCTAAAAAAATATTTTTATTTTTTAACGTCATACATACGAGGAAACAATCATGGCAACTCAATCTAATCCTTATGGATTATCATTTTATAACTACAAAGGTGGAAAGAACAAATTTTCCACAAGTACATATGCTTTACCATCTGGATACGCAATCAGCTTAGGACAAGGTGATCCTGTAAACATTGCTGCAAATGGCAATATAGCAGCATATGCTGCGCCTACAGGCGCAAACCCTGTTCAAACACTTGGTCAATTTGTAAGTGTTACTTATATAAATGCATCCGGTCTATTAGTTAATTCAAATTATTGGCCAGCAAATACAGTAACACAAAACAATGTGCCTGCAATTGTCACGGTAGCAGACCTTCCTTACAACGTTTACAAAGTGCAATGTAATACATTTTTCCCTCTTGTATCACCTGTTACCCCTGTTTTCAGAAATTACAATTTACTTCCAAGCAATCCAAATCCACAAACCGGCCAATCAACTATTGCTTTAAATACAACTGAAGTTGCCGCACCGAATGCCTATTTAACAGTCAAAATTGTGGGATTAGCTCCTGTATCTAATAATGACTCAAACTCTTGGTATACCGGGTTCCCTGATGTCTTGGTTGTAATTAACAATCATGGATTCAAAATTGGAACAAACGGAACTAACGTATAATTTAAGGATTTAAAAAAATGTCTACATCAATAATTACAGCCGCCGACTTACCTGCATACCTCATACCAGGCATGCGATCATCTACCATTTCATATTTGTACTATCAAAATGAATATAAAAACATATTTACCATTTTGCCAACTATTAAAAATACCGAAGTAGATGTGCAATCTGTCCCATTGTCAGCTGCCGCTCAGTTTTCTGAAGGTTCAGAAATGCCAACTGGTGATATGAAACAATATCTAACAACATATAGTAAGATGTTTCAATATGGCGTTGGTTTTATTATTACTTCAATTTCTATTGAAGACAATTTGTATCCTGATGAATTTCCTAAAGGATTACTTGGAATTAAAGAAAATTTAAATATTGTTAAAGAACAAGAAGCAATTTCAGTTTTTGACAATGGATTTTCAACAGCTGATCCTCAATACACCTTAGCTGACGGCCAATCATACTTTTCACAAAGTCACCCTGTTGTTGGTGGTGCTGTAAGTAATACGCTTACAAATTCACAATTAAATGAAACCGTTGCTGAAGATTTGATAAAAGTTATTCAATCGTTTAAAGACAACGCGAATTTGCAACGTAAATTTGAAGCTAAACGTTATCTAGTTGGTATTGATAATCAGTTTGCTGCTGAAATTTTAACCGGTTCTGCATACAGTCCAAATGATACTACAAACGCAATTAACCCATTAACATATGGTGAATATTTGCAAGGTGGATTTATATTAAGTCACTACATGACTAATCCCAAAAATTTCTTTATGTTAACAAATTTGCGTGAAGGCGTTGTTTTGTATGAACGTAAACCTTTGTCTATTCAAATGACAACAGACCAATCAAACCTCAATCTTGGTGTTTATGGTTCAGAACGTTATCGATTTAATGTAATTGATTTCCGTTCAGCTGCAGGCGTTCAAAGTTTTTAAAGGAATATAAAAATGGCTGTTACTACAATCTTAAAAAGTTCATCACCACAAACAACCACGTTATTACAAACAGGTATGTGTTATGATGTAAACTCTACCCAATTTCCATTGCAGCAAGGTGTTCCTGTTAAAAACATTTATGCATTTGAAGTTACGCCTGCTCCAGGAACGGGTGTGCCAGCTGAAACATGTATTTCTGCTGCACAAGCTATTACAGCTGCTGGATTTATTCCATTGAACACAACATCAACAATTAGTGGAACTGTTGTTACGGCCAATGTTTTATCAACCGTAGACACCTATTCTGGTGTAAGCACGGTGTTTTTGGATTGTGAACGTTGTCCAGCACTTTATTTTAACGCTCCAACAACTAACGTTGCCAATCAATATTGCGTTATTGGTGGATATGATTATCGAGGAATAGCGGTTACTCAACAAATAACAATTCCAAACGGTGTAAATGGAGAATTAATATTTGATAATCCAATGGCTGCCATTACCTCTGTATATTTTACAGGATTAATTAGTGATGGCATCATAACAGTTTCTGTTGGTAACAGTAATCGAATTGGTTTGCCTTATTTCTTATCTGGAAATGGACGAAGTATTTCTTTGTCAACAACTGAAGCTTACACCGGTGAGGGAAATATTTTTTCATCTGCAACGTTATCAACTGCAGGTAATGTTGTGCATGGTAATATTTGGCGTGTAAATCCCCCGTCTGCTAGCAATCCTTGTCGTGGTTTCTTAGATTTTACACAAGGTCAAATGGACGTTGCTTTTGATGGAGATACGTATTTAACCTATACCTATTATGTTAATGGCGGCGATTCAGAGTTAAATAATTTATGTCAAAACGTTGATTTTACGGCTGCAAATGCAAATAATACCGTTGATTTAAGTGCGATGGCTTTGTTAAATGCGACAAAAACAGCGTCAGGTAATTTATATGGTTTTCCATATTTAACACCGGCTGATTTAGTTGGCTTGCAATTTAGTGCAACATCCGCAAGTATTCCCGCGGCTCCAGCGCTTGTTGCAGATCAAACGCAACCTAACAATAAATTTTATACGCAATATAACCAATATATGCTTAATAATTAGAAAGTTACAAAATGGCGCAGGTAAGTACAATAAATTGGGGTGCAACGGCAGATTATCCGGACAATGTGGTAAATTACACATTAACTGGTGTTGCTGAAACAATACCTTTTAATCCAGAATATTTGACGCAAAAAACTATTTTTCATCCAATATCTTTGATACAAAATCCAATTTATTTTTCTAATCCACCTTCCAACCGACCTGTTGGGGAAGGAACACCTGCGCCTTTTTATCAAATGCCAGATTTTTATAATCGATCACTTGTAATCACATGTTCAACAGAGATTGACGCTGCTGATTTAACAATTACAGGTGTTGATACGTTGAGCAATGTTGTTAATTATACAAATGCAGGCGTTATTAATGCGGCAACACCAACTGATACAGGTTTACTGTTTTACAAGATAACAAGTATTACATTTAACGCGCTTGGTAACGTTGGTAATTTAACCATTGGTTTGGGTAATAATGGTCAAACTGGTACTTATATTGCTGACAAATGGAATAAAAACAACAATTATACTATTTCATATCAAGCAGATGCTGCAATTAGTGTAACTCCTAATTACATTACACAAGATATAGTTACTTTTACAAGCGGACAGCCTGTTTATACAGCATCGCCAACATTATATGAATTTCCATTAACGAATACGAATGCCGTGTTTATTTCTCCAACAACTATAGTTGCATATCCGATTACAGAATCGGCAGCATTAAGTGTTACGGGTATTCCGTTAACGGGCATTACAACTGTTGTAAATACAGACGAAGCTTTTACGCAAACAATTGCACAGCAGGGAGGTCGTTTCTAATGGGTTATAGTCGCGCATCAAAAGAGTCTATGGCTCTTAATGGTACAATTCCAAAAAGTCGTTATCAGCATGGTGGAAATGTTGATTGTTCCATGTCAAAAAATGATTTTAAAAAAGCTGCTTTGCATAAAGATTTGCCTACTTCTACGGACAAAAAAAGAACGCAATCGGTTGTAAATTACCGCAACCCTTAAAATGAAAGCAAAACAATGGCGCTGTCATTGCAATATAATTTTCCGTATATTGATGCCGATTTAGTCATTCGTGATGCTTTTGAACGTTGTGGAATAAGCAATTATCTTGAAGATGCCGTAAAATATCAATCAGCACGTCGCTCTCTTAATTTTCTTTTACAACATTGGCCAAATCGAGGTTTTAACTTATTTACGTTAGAACAGGGAATTATACAAATTATACCCAATCAAAATGTGTATGAACTTCCATTAAATACATCAAAAATTTTACGGTGTCGTAATGCAAGTGCAAATCGTATTTTAGGTGGTGTTGCTTCATCAAGTGCGGGCGGTAATGCGGCATCTTGTTTTACCCAGAATTTAACAGGTCCATGCACACAAACAACACCAAACGGTAATATTTCTTATTTATATCCGCAACCACAACCGATTCTTTATGTTGGCATTTTATCGCAAGTAACAGCCCAATATCAAATATCAATTGATTGTGCGTATCAAACGGCGCCTGCTGAAACGGATTGGATTAATATTTTAAACACACCCAAGGTCAATTATTATACCGGCCAAACACTTTGGTATGTATTGCCTTACACAAATTCGGCTGTTAATTGGCGTATACGTGAAACGGGTGGCGCAACTCTGAATATTGCTCAGATATCATTTGATATACCTTACATCAGTGTTCCAATGGAATCGGTGGGTAATGATTTGTATTTTGATTATGTAACCAATAATCAATCGGGTATTTCAAATACGTATTGGGTTAATCGCATACGCACACCAACATTAAATGTATATCCAATACCCAACGGTACGACGTATCAATTTTTTGTGTTTAATCGCATTCGTTACATTCAAGATATTGGTGATTTTTTTAATTCATTGGATGTTACGGCAACGTTTATGGAATCAGCAACGGCAGGGCTTGCTGCAAAATTAGCGCAAAAATATGCGCCGGATCGTTATGCCGCTTTAAAAGCTGAAGCTGAGCAAGTGTATCTCGAAGCTGGCCGTGAAAATACGGAAAATACAACATCTCAAGTTACGTTTGGAATGCAAGAATGAGCTTAAGATACCGTCAAACAGTTCCAATTGTAAACCCTGATAATCCAAGAGCTTGGGGTCGTGATGATATAACCGGTTTGCCTGTCATGCATGATGATTTGGTTAAACAAATGGAATATATCGGAAACGGTTTAGCTTGGACTGGTTTTATGGTGCATTTTAATGATGCCGATCAACCAAATCCCCAATTAATGCCACCACGTTTGCGGCCCGATCCTGTACCTGTTCATAATCCAAGAATATTTAATATGCCAAATTTACCCGCCATACCACAAGGGTTAACGGCGACAGCGACAACACCGACAACAATTACGCTTATTTGGGATGAGGTGCCAAAGGTTCCAGCTTACACAGTAGGTTGGACGAGTATACATGCTCAAGGTGAGGAAATAAACATCCCAGCTTTAACATACACAATTACTAATTTAACGCCAGGAACACGCTATTTAGTTTCTGTGGCCTCAATTGGTAACAATTCAACAGCAAATACAATTCAGTTTACCACGAGTGCGTTTTCGAACCCAATCGCGATAACTTTGCCAACTTAGAAAAGGAACATCATCATGGCAATTGATACTAATGCACCATTATTAATACCAGCCGGAGTTAACGGTAATATTTATGGACTAACAAATGGAATTAATGTTTTAAACTCAACCAATAGTGGGTTATCCATTAATTACTCAGGTGGTTCTATTGGTGGCACATTAACATTTAATACCGTTGGAAATTTAAATAGTTTAGCACAATACAATGAAATTGGACTTGTTTACTATGCCGGTGGTAATCAATTTGAAAATGCTTCACTAACGGGTAGTACAGGTATTCGTCTTGTTAATGTTGGTACATCATATACGTTTTCAGTTATAGCCAATTCAACAACACAAAACTTTCTAACGCAGCATAACAGTGGTGATGAAAATTTAACCGCGGGTAATCTAAACCTTATTGCGGGCGAAGGTATTTCTATAGGGTATAGCGTCGCTTCAAATATTGCTAATTACACAATTTCTTCATCACAAACAGGCGCTATTTCAAACGCCACATATGTAACCTTAACAAATGAATTAGCGAGTTTGCCAAACTCATTTGATTTGGGATCTCTTACAACGGGCCTTCTTAAAAATACGGTATTGGATGGTGTATCTGTACTATCAATGGCGATTGTTGATACGGATTATCAAGCAGCAAATGCAACATTAACTCAATTGTCTGCCCTTGAATTAACCAATGGTAGTATTTTATTTTACAATGGTGTTGAGCTTACAAATTTAGTTCCAGGTACAGTTGGTCAATATATCGCAGTTGATGAAAGTGGTGTTCCAGCGTACACATCACCAGCAACGGCCAGTGACGCAACTTTTGTACTTTTACAAACGGATGCAGGTTTACCTAATTCATTTGGACTTGGAACCCTTGAAACAGGCTTATTAAAACAAACGGTTAATGCGGGATTAGCAGCCATTGAAAACGCTGTGGCAGGTGTTGATTATCAAGTGGGAAACACATATCTTACACAAATTGCAGAAATAGTTCCTTCAGCTGGCTCACTTATTTCTTACAGTGAATCTTTAGGTGCGTATAAAGCATTAACAATTGGTTTGCCAGAATCTGTACTTGCTGTTGATAGTGGTGGTACGGGATTAACATTTATTCCACAGGTTAATATTTTTGATGGTTTGCTTGCTGCAAGTAACACATGGACGGGTAATAATGTATGGACAAATGAGTGTACATTTACTGGCCAATTAAATGCAGACAATGCTATTATTACAAATTATTTAACAACAACAGTTGGGGCAACATTAGGTGGTATAACGGAATCAACAACCATAAATAATAGTGGTGTTATATCAACAGATTTTTTTACCGCAACAGGTAACATTACGTGTGGTGGAGGTTTTATTGGTGGTCAACCTACAGTAGGAATGTTATTTACACAAGAAAATTTTACTGCAACTCAAAGTACAAGTTTTGCTTTATTACAAACTATTGATGGAGCAACTGTTTTGAATAGTGTGGCAGGACAACCACTTGGTTTTGCACAAGGTGCTAGTCAAGTTGGTCAAGTAAATGTAGATGGCGTTTGGTTGCTTCCTGAAGTTCAGATTTCAACAAGTATTACAGCGCCAACACAACCAACTGGAACATCAAATACAACGTTGGCAACAACACAATTTGTTCAAGAAGCTCTTACTGGCTCTGGCAGTACAGTTACACAAAATCTAAGTTTTGGTTTTTATCCAAGTAGTTCAGCTGTAACTCAATATACCGTTCCAGCAATATTTGAAGCAATAGGAGATCAAGTTTTTGTAACAATTGATGGGCAAACAAATATGTTGCAAACATCCGAACAAGCATTAACATTCGCGGGAGCATGTTATTTACAAGCTCAAATACCAGCTGCTTTTGTGCCAACTTCAATGGCAAATGCGTATAAATATATTGGACTAGGGTCAATGAAGATATTTGGTGGGGGATCATTTCTTACAAATATGACTGTTAATATTTCAATTTTTAAAAGCGGTGCCAATTATTATTTTTATATCACACCTCAGGCCATTACAAGTCAAACATTAGTAGAGCCATATACATATACATCTAATCAAGTTTTATTTTCAACTGGGTATACGTTTACTTTTGGTTCTTTTATTAATAATGCTCCTTACATAGCAAACGTTAATTCTCCTAATTTGTCATTTTCTTATTCCATTATTGATGTTTAAGGTTTATTTAAATGGCAAGCATTGAACAAACACAGATATTTACAATAACAGCTACCGGTGCAGGGTTAACAGGGGTGAATTATTTCCAACTTGGATATGGTTCACCGCCTGCGGGCAGCGCATTTATTGTTAAAGATTTGTTTATTAGCGGAACTACAGGCATAGATGTTGATTATTCTTTTTTGATTACATCCGCATCATCAAATGCCGGTGCAAATTCACAAATAGTTTATGTTGATACAACGGGGGCTACTGCAAATGAACCAATATTTGTCAGTGATCAATTTATTTTAACACAAGCATATTTAGGTGTTAACGTAAACGCTATTTCGGCATCAACAATTACAATAACAATTAGTTATTTAGTTATAAGAAATCCAAATGTTTTATCAAATAATTTTATTATTACGACCGGAACAGTTCCTGCAAATACAACAACAACAATTTTAATACCTCCATCAGCAAATGCGTGTATTCCCAAATCACTTTTTGTTTCAAATATAAATGATGCTATTAATGATTATATTGTTCAATGTTTTATATATAACGCAGCAAACGTTAAAATATCAACAATAACATTACCCGTTACATTAACGCATAATCAAACGGAAGTAATACCCATACCTGTTTTTTTAAGCACGCTTTATCCAACAGCGGGTTGTAAACTTTCGATGTTTGTTGCATCTGCTTCAGGGGTTGCCAATGTAAATATTTATTTTTCTTATGTGGTGAATAATCAAGCATGACAGATAATGTAAATTCATATAATGGTCTTATACTTGCAATCCAACAATGGACAAATCGCAATGATTCGGTTTTTTTACAAAATATACCTTTATTCATATCTTTGGCAGAACAACAATTTTTTATCGATTGTTCAACACTTGGTAATGAAGTTTATCTTACAGGTGTATTTAATGCCAATAACGGTATTGTAGCTAAACCAGCATCTTGGGGGCAAACACTTACATTTTCATATCTGACTTCTGAAAATAATGTTGTTGTTCTTGAGCGTGTGCCTTATGAATATATTCGAACATTTGTGCCCAATAACAATACGGTAACGCCAGAATGCTCAACTTACATATCAAATAATACGTTGATATTACCACAATATTACACGGATTATGGGTATGACAATTTCTTAATATCACCTACGCCACAAACAGCATTTACATATGAAATTGCTTATTTTCAAAAAATACAACCGCTGACCGTTACAAATCAAACAAATTGGATTACGCAATATGCATATGATGCCTTTTTTTATCTGTGTTTAGATAAAGCATTTCGTTTTATAGAAGATACCCCAATGGCAGATATGTATTTACAAAAAGGGCAAGAACGAATGCAAGCGCTTATTCAATATAACCAAGGTCGTATTTTTGACCGTACTGCAGAAGCAACAAAGGGGTAAACTATGGCATTTCAAGGTTTTGTTAATGAATTTACAAACGCGCCAATACAGCCAACATATTCGTCTTATTTGCAATTAACATCAACAGATTTATTTGTTCCATTGCAATGGGTGTTTGTTGACCAAAATGCGCAATATCCTTTTTCTCAGTATATACAAGTTGTAAGTACGGCTGGTGGAACTCAAATTGTTTTGCCAAATGCATTACAAGCTTCTGTTGCGCAAACAACAACTATTTTAAATTCAACTGAAACTGTTGTTGTGGTTTTATCAAATGATGAAAACACTTTATTATTAGAAATAGATCCAGGTGAAGAATGGGTATTAATTTTAACCGATGCCACAACATCAAATGGAATTTGGTTGTCTGTACAATTAGGTTCTGTTGTTTCAGATGTAACGGCAGCAAGTTTAATTGATAATAGTGTTGATGCAAATAATAATAAAAATAACGGTGGTTTAGAATCTTTTTCAACATTTATTAAATGGAATCAAACCGTTAATACCATTACAACAGGTTCAGAATATACGCAATCAACTGGAGATCGCGGTTCAGTTTTAGTTTGGAAATCTGGAACGGGTACATATCAATGTTTGCCAAGTGCAGAGAATGGTAATGGTTATATTTTTACAATAACAAATAATTCACTAGTTGGTGGTCAACTTACAATTTTACCAGATTTTGTTGATACTATTAATGGCGTTGTTGTTCCTTATGTTTTATATCCGGGTGACTCAAGTTCTTTTGTATGTGATGGTAATGCAACAATTTATAGTTTTAATTCAACAAAAGCTCAAACGAACGTTACAAGTTTAGTTAATATTAACTTACAAAATGCAATTGAGATTTCTGGAACGCCTACCATTACTTTAACAATTGCGGAATCACAATATTCCATTCAAAAATATATAAACTCATATACTTCATCTCCTGTAACAATTAATTATCCATCTGGTATAGTAGAAGAATATGTTGTTTATAATGCGTCTAAAACAACATCTATTAATGTAACTATACCTGGATCTGCAAATACATATTTAATATCTCCGTTAAACACTCAATTTATTATTTCTGATGGAACAAATTTATATAACACACCATCAATATATGCAGGTGATATTGTTTTAGGAAATGGAACTGTATTAAATCCTGCTTTAAGTTTTGAAAATGCAACAAGTACGGGGTTATTTTTAACGCCAACAGGGGCAAATCAAGGAAATATTAGTGTTGATATTAATAATTCAATTGTAACCACGTATACGCCCACACAAGTTTTGTTTACCTCAGTATCTTCAACAGAACCTTCAATTAGCTTTTTAAGCGCAACAGAAACCGGTTTGTATTTAGAAACTACGGCAGTTAATGAAGGCAATCTTTTAATTATTGTTGATGGTTCAACTGCAGCAGAATTTAGTCCATCAGCTGCACTGTTTAACGATGGAACAAATGTTGTACCTTCTATTTCTTTTTTTGAAAATGATACAACGGGTTTTTCGTTAAATTTATTGCCAGGTATTAATGGAATTGTAAATAATGCACAAGTTACATTAACAACGGAAACGCAATTTCTTGTACCTGAAGGTTCAGATACAGTTCCTGGATATTCATTTGTTGGTTTTGACACAACAGGAATTTATTGTGATTCTACTGATTCTTATTTAGGATTTGTTGTTTTTGGTTCAACGCCTTTTTATTTTAGTGCCAATCAATTTTTAAATAAAAATGGTTTGGTTACGGCTCCTTCATATGCTTTTCAAAATGCACTTGAAACTGGAATGTATGTAACAGTTACAACACCTGGCGTAGAAACAAATTTACATTTAACGGTTGATGGGGTTGATTCTGCTGTATTTTCTGATAATTTAATTACCTTTTCACAACCTGTTTCAATAACAACGGGTGATTTAATTTTGGAGAATGGGTCTGTAAGTGTAATTGATGGTTCTTATTATGAAGAAGCTATTTCTATTTATTCGGTGATGTCTGCTTATGCCTAGTTTTTCATACCTTCAAGTTCAACCTAAAACTGGCATCCAACGCGATGGAACATCTGTTGATTGTGATCAATTTATTGACGGTCAATGGGTTCGATTTTATAAAAACCGTCCTAAAAAAATGGGCGGTTATAAAACAGTAATAAATGGAAACACCGAAATAGTTAGAAACTTAATTACATTTAATTCACAAGAATCAATATTATTGTATGTTGGTCAGCCATCAACATTGTCTACTATTAACGTTTATCCAGATTTAAGTACATCAGCTTTATCTGATCGCACACCAACAGGATTTGTTAAAAATACCAATAACTACTGGTCAATTACGGCCGTTTCAGTTGTTGATATAACAACTAAACTTGAAACAACATATGTTGTGGCAGTTGCTACACAAGGCGCTGTTGATATATCTAATATAGCCGTTTCCACTATTTATTATGGTTTGCTTTATGATGCGGCGCCTTTAATACCTCTTGTAACGGATACGGATATAACGTTACAAACATCGGGTGTTGTGCTGACATTAGGTAATTATCTTTTAATATTAGGTAACAACGGTGTTTTTGTTTGGAATGATGGTCTATCTATAACAAATTTTCCGGAAGATAATATTAAAGTTATTGGAACATCTAAATTTGTGTATGCAGCTCCGGTTCGATACAACGGCGTTATTTCAGGTGTTGCATGGACTTTAGACGGTGTTTTAAGCATTACATATGACGGAACGAATTCGTTTGTACCATCGTATTTATCTACCACAAGTACAATTCTTTCATCTGGCTGTGTAATATCCTATGAACCTTATTTTTATTGGATTGGTAGCAATACGTTTTTTATGTATAACGGCGCCGTTGTTGAATTACAAAACAACACAAATAAACTGTGGTTTTTTGCTAATTTAAATCAAGCTTATAAAAACAGGGTCGTTGGCTTTGTAAATAAGAAATACAACGAGTTATGTTGGTTATTTCCGTATGGCGAATCCACAGAAAATAATTGGATGATTGTTTATAACATGACAACTCAAGAATGGTATGACACACCACTTGAAAGATCTGCGGCTGCTTCATCTACGACAATTTTTCCTTACCCATTGTTAGCAAGTTCAACGCCAGAAACATTTAATTTGACAACAAGTTACCCAATTTGGGCACATGAATTTGGTGTGAATCGGGTGGATCCGGTCAGAACATCGGCTATACTCTCTTATTTTACAACAAATAAGTTGTGGTTAATCGATCAAAATCCACAAGCGCAAGTATTATCTATTGATACTGTTATTTTAGATGTAGAATTAAAAGAAAGTATGTTTTTTACTATAAACAGTCAAGGTTATCCAAACTCAACTGTTCAAACGTCGGACATATTTAATTTTGATTCTACAACACAATTTTTAACCACACGGGTTAAAGGAAGCATTTTAAGTTTAACATTTACCTCAAATGTATTGGACGGCGATTATTTGTTTGGAAAAACAATGTTAAAAGTCGAAATTACAGATGATCAAAGGCCAGGTCCAACATCATGACAATAAATGTACTTTTACCAAATCAAAAAACATTTCAAGCGTGGATAGCTGATTTGAATCGAACAATACCCAATATTATTGTTCCTATTCCGCCAATAAATACAAAAAATTGGCATGAATTTGCCATGTTATTACTTTCAATTAATAAGCAATACATAAAAAATGTTGTATTGCCATTAAAAGAAAATTTTCCACATGAAAATGATTGGAAAAAATGGGCCTATTTTTTTATACAAAACGTATAGAAAACAAACACAATACATTTACAGAAAGTAAAAATTATGAAATATCAACCAAACAAACCACTTACAAATCAAGCAAACAAGCTGGACTATGCACACTTTAACCCACAAGAATTATCTGTTCTTGATACAATTCAAGGGGGTCCAACATATCTTCCAGGTACAAATATTAAACATTATAGTGCGTTTGAAAACCCAGCAATTGAAGCGCCTGTAATGAAAGCATATGAGCAACATGCTAAAGGCGGCAAAGTAGGTGAAATGCTTCACATGGCTGATTTAATGCGCAAACGCGGCCGTAATGGTGACAGTGAAATAGCGTTAGTTGGTCCAAGATTTACATCTGTTCTTAAAAAAGTAATGAATGGCGGTTCAATTAATCCTATGACAAAGAAACCTGAATTTTTCAATCTTGGCGGTTTGTTTAAAGGTATTGGTCATACATTGGGTGGTATAACTGGCGGTATTAAAAATGCGGTTGGCGGTATTGCTAATGGTTTGGGTCATACGGTTGGCGGTATTGCTAATGGTGTTGGCGGTATGATTGGCATGCCACATATAGGTGATTCACTTCAAAACATTATTCCTGGTGCTGTTATGGGTGGTTTAGAAGGTGGTCCAATGGGTGCATTAATGGGTGGTGGCGCCGATTTATTGGGAAGTGGTCTTATGGGTGGTGGCCATGGTCATCCTCAACAGCAACAACAACAACCACAACAACAAATGCCATCAAGTTTAGGTTCAATTGGTCAACAGTTTATGAGTTCACCAATGGGTCAACAAGCAATGAATAAAGGCAATGGTTTATATGGTCAATTTCAAAATATGTATAATCAAGGCAAAAATATGTATAACCAGGCCAATCAAAATTATCAGCATATGGCCGGTGCATTTAACTCATCACCTATGGCGCAACAAATGGGATATTCTGCACCATCTTCATTTCAAGATATTCAACAACATGCAATGAATACACCTATGGGCCAACAAGCAATGAACATGGGTAATAACATGTATGGACAAGCTCAAAATGCGTATGGACAAGCTCAAAATATGTATAATCAAGCCGATCAAAATTATTCACATATGGCAAATGCTTATAATAACCCTCAGCAAAGTTATGGTAGCCAAGGTGGTTATGGTAATCAAGGTGGTTATGGTAATCAAGGTGGTTATGGTAATCAAGGTGGTTATGGTAATCAAGAAAATGAAGATGAAGATGAAGGTTATGGTTTAAATTCAATGTTTAACCAATAATAAATTAATTAAGGAATATTCACGATGGATTCAAATTTAAAATTACAAGAAATGTTGTCTGAGAAAATTTTGCAAAAAGTTGACGAAACACTTGAACCAATTCATACAAGCCCCGAAGAAGCCATGTTTTTTAACATTCTTCAAGGTGGGCAATCAATTGATGAAGAAACAGGATTACGTGAATATTCCGCTTTAAGTGAATTGTTAAAAAATCCTAAATTAAGAAATATATTTATAACTGTTATGGATATTTATAAATCAGGAAAACCCATTCCTGAAGATATTAAAAATATTATGGAAACACCAATTCCACAAGAGGAAAAAGGTTTGCCAATTATTGAAACAGACTCTGATCCTGAGGTAAAAAAACTAGCTGACAAAGGTGACGGACAAGATCATGTACTTGTTATGATGCCTGCCGATGTTGTTGCTTTTCTTGATTTTCTTCAAGGTGGCAAACATTATGACAAAGATGGAAAATTACAAGAATTTGGTGGATGGAGAAATCCATTAAGAAGTATTGTTAGAACAGTTGCCACAGTTGGCGGTGCATTATTGGGTGGTCCTATTGGTGGTGGCCTTGGAAACATGCTTGGTCGCGCACTTACAGGGCAAAAAGTTGGCAAAGATATGTTGATAGCTGGTGTTAAAAATGGTTTGTATTCATGGGGCGCTGGTAATGCTTTAAATGCATTAGGAAGTTCGGCGGGTTGGAACGGCATGGCACAATTAGGTAGTAAAGCTGCTGATATGGGTAGCATTGGAAATGCTTTTTCGGCTGCAAATACAGCTAATGTTGGTACAAACACAGCTAATGTAGCAGCAAATACAGCAAATGCTGGTGCAAATGTAGCAGCTCCTGTGGCAGAAGCCACTGGTGGTGATGGATTATTAAGTGGTTTAACAAATAGTGGATATCTTATGCCTGGTTTGCTTGTTGGTGGCGGTATGTTACTTGCTAACAGAGGTGAAAAACAAAATTATGATGAATTACAACGTAAATTGGATGAAGAGCAACGACGTCGTGATGAAGATTATCAAATTAATGAAAAAAGAAAAAGCGATTCTTCAAACTACATGAATTCACCATTTTCAGCAACTTTGGAACCTCATCATTTTTCACCCCATCAACATAGGCATAAAACATATAACTATAAAAAAGGTGGGCTAATTAAATTAAAAGGCGAGGAAATTAAAGGCAAAGGCAATGGTCAAGATGATTACATTCCCAAAACATGTAAAGAAAAAGATTGGGTTTGGGATGCAACAACGGTAGGCCATTTGGGTGATGGTGCAACAAATGCGGGGCAAAAAGCACTTGCATCTTTTGAGCAAAAAATTAAAAAAAACTTATTACACAAACATAAACCTGAAATTGAGATTCAAATTAAACAAAAACCGTTAAGAAATGTTCCGTGCGCATTATCGAATGGCGAACGTGTAACGCCAGGGCCACTTGTTGCCGCAGCGGGTGAGGGTGATTTTGAACGTGGCGCTAAAATATTTCGCAAAATGACACAAGAATTACGTAAACATAAAATGTCAAAAGGTCTTGATTTGCCGCCGCCTGCACATGATTTAACTGTGTATTATAAAAAAGTTTTGAGGAGTAAGTAATATGCCAACTTTTAAAAATATTCAAAACACTATTAATGATGTGTACAATCATCCTGAAAACTATTTGGAAGGTGATGAAGGTTTTGCAGTTCTGGCAAGAAAAGTTATCGCGCAAAGAAATGCAAAAGCAGCACAAGAAAAAGAAATACAAGAAATACAAGAAATACAAGAAATACAAGAAATACAAGATAAAGAAGATAAACAAAAATTTGATTCGTTGTTAGAAAGTCGTTTTACTAAAAACAACGATGGTACTTATGATGATAACATTAATCCTGGAACTTATACTTATGAAGAAGTTAAGCAACGAATAGAAAGCGCTTTAGGTTTAGATGGATTATTAAAAAAAACCACAAAAAATAAAATAGAAGAAGAAGAAAAAATAAAAAAAATAAAAGATAAATATAATAATAAAAAATTAAATAAAGAAATGGACGAGTTAGAAAAAAAACTTAAATATAATGATAAAGAAAAACACTTTAAAAAATTAAAAATTGAAAGTGAATATGATACAAAAGATGTATATATACCTGAAAATAAATTAAATAAATTAAATAAAAATAAAACAATAGATTTAAATTCAAATAAAGAAAGCGACGTTTATTTAAATTTTATAAAAAACGCTTATCCAGAATTAATTAAAAAAAATAATAATGACAATGAATATGACAGTGACAATGAATATGACAGTGACAATGAATATATAAAAAAAATAAAAGATATTCCTTATAATGAAAAACTTTTAATGGAAAAAAATTTTCAAAATGTATTAAAAGAAATTTCTAATAATATTTATATAAAAAATAAAACTAATAATAAAGAAGAAAATAAGAAAATAAAAAAAGAAGCACATAAAACTGCCTATTTTTTATTAGATGATATTTATGAAGGTAAAAACAATTTTTATAAAGAATTGTATGAAAATCGCGGAAAAAATTTAAAAGAAGCTAATAATTTAGATAAAAAATTAAATTATGATGAAAGAATTGAAAAATATGGAAATATGCTTAATATTCCTAATTTAGAAGATTTTTTGCAAAACAATCAAAATTATAAAAATACATTAGAAAATAATAAAACACATGACAAATATGCTGTACCTAAAAAAAGTATCTTACGTGTACCTTTTGAAGAAAGCAAAGATGAATCGGGCGCAATGGAATCAAAAAGTAATGAAGATTATTATGCGTCAGTTGATCATTTAAGAGGTCTTATAAATAATGATGATAAACCTAAAAAACAAATTTCATTTGACAGGAACATTTCCGGAGACAGTAGAAAGTTAGATGAAATTGGTAGTAAAATACCATCTTCTTATGGACCATTTTTTCCGGAAGAAAAAAAATTTACCGAAGAAGAACTTGAAGAAAAAATTGAACTAGAATTAGAAGAATCAAAAAAATATAATAAAAAAATTGACATTAATAATGAAAATTTAAAAATTCCAACAGGTGCCCAACAAATTAATGAACATGGGCCAGCATGGTTACAAGAACTTAAAAAAGGTATTTTATTAAAACATATTGATTTAATGAATGCTCCTCCTCGTTTATATCCTGGATCCAAAATTGCTAAACCTTCTCAATTAGAAACATATGCACGTGAATTATTGTTAAAAGAAAATCCTGAATTGGAAGAACGTAAACAAAAACAAGCAACATTAGAAGAAAGCTTAAATAAATTTATACAAGATAACGTCGCTAAAAAAGCAACAAAAGATTATTTAGGACGCGCTACACAAAGTCCAAGAACATTACATGAAAACTTGTTTAAAGATTATGAAAAAGATCTTGATGAAGATATACGACGTAAATCACGACAAGAATTAACACAAAAAATAATTCCAAGCATCGTTGGTAAAAATGCCATGAAAGGAATTCGTTTTAGTGGTCATGGCGCACGTGATGTTGATGAAGCTATTGAAAATTATATGAAAGGCACGACAAGTGCTATTCTTCAAAACAAAAATCAACAAAGGCAATCATCAATTAATGCAGGTATGCATTATGCAGATCAACAAGCCAAAGCAGCGCAAACATCGTTAAATGCAGCTGTGCAAGATCGTCGTAATAGCATTGAAGCCATTGATACATTGGAAACAGCAAGAAATAATAATTTAAAATCTTTATCAAATCATCGTGTTAATGTTCACAATGCGGGCGTGGATGAACAAAACCGAGCACAAAAATTAATTAATGAAAGCGTAGATAATTTTGAAAAACAACAAAATCATCAATTAAATCATCTTGGTTTACTTTCAAACACATTAAATGCTCAAAAACATGATGTTCAATGGAATAAAAGTGAGCCAAGGGCGGATCATGTTCCTTATCAAACACCTATTTCTGGAAATTTAAATCAGACCATGGGTGGTTATGCATTTGGTGTAGGAAATCAAAGAATGCCACATAATCAACCTCATAAAAAAGGTGGACGTGTTTACAAAGCTAAAGGTGGTCAAATTGATATGTTATCAAATGCGGTTCAAAATGCCGTTATTGATAAAGAAGATCCATTGCAAGCATTACAACGATTATTTCGCCATCAACAAGCTTTGCAGAGCATGCAAAAACAAAACAGGCCTGCGTATGCAGAGGGAGGGCAAATAAACCCAATACAAGCGGGAGCAATGCAAGCTAAAGAATATGTAAATTCTGAAGCTAAACGTAATCAAATTAATTTTGTACGTAATCGTCCACAAATGTCATCTTGGGGACAAGCACATAATGCTGGAATTGCTGTAATGGCCAAAACCCCTGGAATACTTGGAAAAATTGCGTCTGGTGTAGCTGAAAATAATAGAGAAAATAAATTAGATAATGACAAACGTTATGCTGATCTTGAACGTACCTATGCAATGGAACATGAACTTGCTCAAGAACAACGCAATCAAGAGTTGGCCGAACGTAATATGGTGGCGCATGAATCACAAGTAAAAGATAACAGTTTGACAAATCAACTTAAACGTTTGAAATATCAAGCTGAAATTAAAAAATTATCAAATGAACAAGCTGCCGGTAACAACTTGTTTTTTAATGATGACAGTATTCCGGAAAAGTATAGAAACGAAAATTACACAAAAACGTTAACAGACGAACAAAAAAAACTTTTGGACAAATATGCTTCAAGAACAGAATTAGCCGGAAATGTTTTAACTGCAGCTGCAGATTTGGAAGAAAAACTTAAGAAAACACCATCGGGATCGGCTACTAAAGTTTTATCAAAAATTCCATGGATAGGTAATGAGTTGGCAGATATGTATAATATGGCAACTACACCTGAAGGAACTAAAGTTAATTTTGGTGATACAAATGCATTAGAAAGTTCAGCGCAAAATACACTTATGGGAGTAAAAGCGCTTGCAGAGGGACTAGGAGAAAAAGGCGGAAGAATGTTAGCTTCCGTATTTAACACGTTGGAATCAGCAAAAATAAATAAAACTTTAACAACAGAAGAAAATATGGAAAAACTAAACACACTTGTTAGAGTTACTAAGGAAATAGCTAAAGAAAATGCAAAAATGGCTTCAGTGGGTGGATATCCTCCTGCTCAAATTTACAGCAAACTTAAACGTGCTGGTTTTACAGATGAAGAAATTGATGGCGGTAAATCTAATCAACAACAACCTACAAAACAACCTGCGGCACAAACTGCAGAATTACAGCAACCGTCACATCAAATTGTTAATAATCCTGCACATTCTGTTTTAAGTGATGAACAAGAAAAAGCTTTAATGAATGAATTGCAAATTCGTAAACAAAAATTAAATTAAAGAAAGTTTATATTATGTTTGGACCTTATCCACGTGCAAGTTTAAAACCAAAAAAAAAAGATGAAACCGATGCAAAAGAAGCTCAAAAGCTTGATTTGTCGTTAGATGAATATAGAAAGTATAAACAATTAAAAAAATTACCTTCTTCTCTAGGGGCTTTTGCTCGTGTTGGTCATAGTGCACCTGGATTAATAGCCGATATACCTTTAATGGTTTACAATATCCCTCAAGCATTACGTGGAAAACCTGGTTATTCTGTCACACAAAAATTAAATAAAGAATACGATAAATATACAGATAATAAACATGTTCCAACATCATCATTTGGTAAAATAGCATATGCAGGCCTTGAATCTACCGTTGGTTTGCCAGGATTAAGTGTAGGTCCTAAAGCTGTTCAAGTTGCAAGCAAGTTTTTTGCTCCTTCTGTTGGTGGCACAATAGGCGCCGTAGCAGGACAAAGTGCAGCTAATAATACAAATAATCCTATAGGAATTTTAGCTGCTGGTTTAGGCGCTCCAAGCGCATTAAAAGGAGCATCTCATTTAACAAAAGCCATATACAACACACCAAACCGATATCGTTTAAATAGATTAAAAAACAATGCACATTATCAAGAAGCAATAGAAAATAAAATAGCTGATATTGGCGGTGCAAATGATTTGCTTAAAATGACTGATCACGAAATAGGTCAGCATATTCGGGATGCGACACATACACAAAGCGCAAGACACAAAAACTTTTATAAAAAAGAATATGGTGCTGTGAATAAAGCCGCCGAAGAATTAAATCCAAAAATTAACATTGGTCATGTTGTAGATGACTGGATTCAAGATTATTCAAAATTGGAATCTCAAGGCGCACGTGAACTTGCTTTAAAAACGCCGGCAGGTAAAAAAGTAACTGAATTGTTAAGTTTAGATAAACCAACTGTTAAATTTAAAAAAACGCATAAAACACTAGACCCCAATGCAGATGATTTTGCAAACAGATTTGATAGTTTTTTAAAAAATAACTACAAAGGTCCGGAATCAATAAAGCCAGCATCTTATAATGTTGCTAATTTATTTACTAAAGACATAAACAATTCTTTAACTACATCAAAAGAAATAGGTAATGTTTATCAAGGTCAATTAAAAAATCTTGTAGGAAAATTAAACAATCAAATATATGATGCTTTACCAACTGATTTGGCAAATGCTCGCCGTAAAGTTGAAGATTCATACAGTGTATGGGCTAAAACAGGTAAACCAAAAGTAAATAAAATTTTACAACATGAACATAGCCCTACAGAAATTACCCGTAATTTTGATTACACAATTCCTGAAAATCTTAGTTTTGTTCAAGAAGGTATGGATAGTGCTCAAAAAAACAAATTGTCACAAGGTATATTAGGTCAACTTGGTTTTGAAAATAATAAAAAAATTAACCCAGTTAAATTACATGATAATTTGGGTAAAAAACAAAGTACAATTGAGGAGTTAATTGTTAATGGACTTGATCCTGAACAATTATCTAAATTAAATAAACAACATAATTACACAGAAGCTTATAAAAAAATAGTTACATCACCTGCAAGTCTTTCAATAAACGATGCTGTACCTAAAAAAATTTCATTAACAAGTAAAGTTATTTTACCTTTTGTTAGCAATCCGTATAAACCGCTTAAACAAAGTAAAATTGATAAAACATTTGAAGCCCTTGAAAAACAATTACAGCCGCCCCCAAAAAATATTATTAATAATAGTGGTGTTTCATTAAGTCAATTCTCCAGGAATTCTGAATCAGAAGAAAATAATCAAGAAAGAATTGCCGAAATTGAAACATTATTAGCTCAAAATAATTTGGCAAAACAACAGATGCAACCTCAAATTACATCTAATGATGATATGTCAAAAGAAGATAATCAAAAAAGAATTGCCGAAATTGAAGCGTTATTAGCTCAAAATAAAATAGCAAGACAAGCTTTAAATGAGAACAAATAAAGTTAGGGGGGGGAAAGAAAGGACTTCAAAAAACCCCCCATAACTTTTAAACCGGTTTTAATCAGCTTAAAGGAAAGTTATCACAAAAGATGTGCGATCTTGAGCATCGTGATAACTATTTAGTTATAACAAAAAATTTAAAATGGTGGAAGCACAAAATTACCGTTTTTGTTATCATCAATCAAATCAGTAACTAATACTGCGGTAATAAGAACAGATCCAGCAACTGAAGCAGCATCTTCAAGAGCGCAACGCACAACTTTAGTTGGGTCAATAATACCCATTTCAAACATATCGCCAAACATATCGTTTTGTGCATCATATCCGTAATTGTAATCACTGTTTTTTAAGGTAATATCATTGCCATTAATTCCAGCATTTGTTGAAATTTGAATAAAAGGAGCTGCAAGAGCTTTTTTAACAATTTTTATGCCTGCATTTACATCATCGTTTGTAGCTAATAAATCATCGAGTAAATCAATAGATTTAAATAAGGCTATGCCGCCACCTGGCAATACACCTTCTTCAATAGCCGCCCGTGTAGCATGCAAAGAGTCATCGTAACGGTCATAACGTTCTTTCATCTCTACAGGGGTTTTTCCGCCTACATGAATGACTGCGCCACCATTAAAATTACTTAATCTTTCTTTAATGTTATTAATTTCTTCCTCATTTGGTACAGCGCTAGCTTTTAATTCAACTAATTTTTCCTCGAGTAATTTTTTGCGGTCTTGAATTAATTCAGGATCACCTTTTCCATCAATAATGATTGTTTTATTTTTAGAAACAATGGTTTTTTTGGCACGACCATAAATATTTTTATTAATATGTTCGGCAATAATTTCACCATTTGATGTTTTAACAAGTTCACATCCTAAAATAATGCTCATATCATCAAATAAATTTTTTCGTTGATAATGAAAACTTGGCGCCTCAACTGAACACGTATGATAAGAATTTTTATTAATGTTTAACATTTGTGATGTCAAAGCATTATCTTTTACGCCATTAGTTATAAACAATAAAGGTGTTTGATTATCATCATAGGGAATTTTACATATATCACTAAATAAACCTGAATTTTGAATGTTATTTTCATATAAAAATATATATGGATTATCATATTCACATGTTAACGAACGTGTATTGCAAAAATTAGGCTCACTATAACCATTATAAATAGTTATACCATTTACAATTTCAAGTGTCGTTTTGTTTTGTTTAGATTCAAATATGTTAATAAAACCATCTCGACCAACTTCTTTAAATGCTTTTGTAATAATTGTTGCAATATCTCTATCACTATTAGCAGATATGCAGCTAACATGAAATATTTCTTCTTCTGTTTCAATCATTTTAGATTTTTGTTTTAAATTAAAAACAACATATTCAACCGCTAAATCAATACCGCGTTTTATGTCCATAGGATTAACCCCAGCTGCAAGAGCTTTCATTCCTTCCCGCATCATAGCACGTCCCAGCACGGTAGCTGTTGTTGTGCCATCACCAGCATTTTCGGATGTTTTCATGGCTACTTGTTTTAAAAATTGAGCTCCTACATTTTCGGAACGATCAGCTAATGTTATAATTTTAGCAACCGATACACCGTCTTTTGTTGAATAAGGACCGCTATAATATTTGTCAATAATTACATTTCGCCCTTTTGGGCCAAGTGTTACACAAACCGCATCTGCTAATTTGTCTACGCCTGCCATAATTTTTTCACGTGCTGTGTCTGAAAAAAGAATGTCTTTTGAACTCATTTAATATCCTTTGTAAAATCACTATTAATTGTATTTTTATACAATAATTTAAGTGAAATTGCGAGAAAAAATTTATTTTATAAAGATTGTAAAAGAATTTTTAAATTATAAATGCAAATATTATCTTTATTTTTAATATGTTCTATACTAAATATTTTACTATTACCTGAAGGAATATGCTTTAATCGGGCAACTCTATTTGGGGTAATTTCATCATAACAAATTTGATGTTTAGATAATAAGATATAAAAATCAGAATCGGCAACATATTTTTTTTTGTTCTTTTTTATTGTTTTTTTAATACTCAAATTATTTACCT